TCTCCAAACGCAGAATCTAAGTCTTCACCCACATCGTTATTAACACCAGCTTTTTGATATTCGGCAACTCTCTTTTCAAAGAAATTTGTTTTTCCTTGTAAAGCAATGTTTTGCATAAAATCAAATGGGTTTTCCGAATTAAAATGTTTCGGAACTCCTAATGAATCCAATAACCTATCCGTAACAAACTCAAGATATTGTGACATTAATTCTGAATTCATACCAATTAGTCTTACGGGTAGAGCTTCAAGAATAAATTCCTTCTCAATTTCCAAAGCAGAAAGAATAATTTCTTTAATTCGAGATTTAGTTAGTTTATTTTCAATGTGTTCATTATATAAGTGACAAGCGAAATCACAATGTAATCCCTCATCACGAGAAATAAGTTCGTTAGAGAAAGTTAGACCGGGCATTAACCCACGTTTCTTAAGCCAAAAAATAGAACAGAACGATCCTGAAAAGAAAATACCTTCCACAGCAGCAAATGCAATGAGTCTTTCTGCAAAAGACGGTGAATCAATCCACTTTAATGCCCAATTTGCCTTTTTCTGAATTGCAGGAATAGTATCAATTGCGTTAAATAGTCTATTTTGTTCAACAGTATCTTTAATTAAAGAATCAATTAACAACGAGTAAGTTTCAGAATGAATATTTTCCATCGCAATTTGAAATCCATAGAAGAATTTTGCTTCTGTATATTGAACTTCATTTACGAAGTTTTCCGCCAAATTTTCATTAACAATTCCATCTGAAGCAGCAAAAAACGCCAATACGTTTTTAACGAAATGTCTTTCATCATCATTTAATTTATTTGACCAATCATTAATGTCTTGTGCGAGGTCAATCTCTTCCGCAGTCCAAAAGGACGCTTCTTGTTGTTTATAGAACTTCCAAATGTCATGGTGTTCGATAGGAAAGAGGACAAAACGTCCCTGATTTTCTTGTAAAATCTTTTCAGTCATTTTATAAATTTTAATAGGTACGTTATTGAATTCCGTGAGATGTTTTATACAACTCACTAGCCCTTCTAGTTCCTTCTTCTCTTCTACGAGTTTGGTGGCCTAAAAGTGTTTCTTGTTCTGTAACATCAATTTCCAAATATTCATTGTCGAACTTACAGTTGGCGAAGTTTACTCCGTCTCTACCAATCCTTGATTTAACTAACGTTACGTTTGCGGTTTTATTTTCTTTTTGTTCTAAACTCTTTGCGATAGAAATGATAATATGTGCGGATTGTGCCTTCTTAATAGACCCCCCCATATCATCTATATTAACAACATCGGCGGATATAGAATTTCTATTACCCTGAGACGCGGTCCATACCGCAAGATTTAATTCTGAACACATAGATTCTACGGCCCTGATTACTGAACCCTCACCTTTCCATTCCTCACCGAAAACTCCTTTATCTGACGTTACACAATCAATATAATCGATGATCAATAAGTCTGGACTAAATCCTTGAGATTCTAATTTTCTAAGTTTTCTTCTAATTTCATTGACGGTAGTTCTATCACTTTCCATCTTAATGAGTTTAAGTTGTCCAAAATTTGGTGATGTGGTCACCTCTTTAACTTTTGCTAAAACATATGACTTATTCTCCTCAGATTCCGTTTGCCAATCACTTGGTTTACCCGACCAAATAGTGTAATGTTTTTTTCTTATTTCAGATTCTCTATCCTCAAAGAAAATTTGTACAACTTTAAACCCTAAGTTAACCGCGGTATTTGCAAATTTTGTCAAAATAGTAGATTTACCAACACCTGTTGGCGCAATAACCATACCTAATTCTCCGTGGCCAAGACCTCCTCTAAGTAAACCATCTAAACCATCAATACCGGTAGGTATTGGTGTTCTTGTGTCTTTTTCCAACGCAGATTCTAAGTCGTCAATAATATCAACAATGTCATCATCATTTGTACCAACCTGCATTGCCTCAACAATCATCTCTTGAATCTTTTCATAATTTTGGAACTCACCGTTATTTACAATTGAATCAACTCTTTTTAATGTTTTAACTAAATTCTGTTGTTTACAGAAATTCATCGCAGTGTCCTTAATATAGGTGTCACCAAGAACAACCTCATCAAGATTTTCTATCTCACGTATTGTATCTGTATGAAGTTTTCCCGCTAATGGATTACCACTAGTGTCTTCACTAATTTTTTGTTTAACAGTGATGTAGGATGGTATCTTACGATACGTATCCACATGTTCCTTTATAATCTGTACAATATATTTAAATGAAGCATTATCGAAGTACTTACTTTCTAATACCTCCATGATTTGATCCCCATATTTAGGATCTTCGATAATTGATTTAATTAGTGATTGTTGGAATTGGTTACCTAGTTTATTAAAATTGTTTTCCGTCATTTCGTTTTTACTTTATTTTTTTGTTTTTTTTTATAATTTGTAATTGAGATATTCCCTTTCCAAATTAGTAGTCGATAGGGTTTCACTTAGATCACCTAATATTCTTCTTATTTTCGGTCTGATGTCAACAGAATATCTAACCTTAGGGTGGAAGACATGTGCTGCAAATACTCTTGAAATAAATACATCGTCATTATGCTTAATCTCTAGTAAGAAGTACTCTTCGGAGTCCGGACCTTCGTTGTTCAAAGGGTCGAAAAGGGGAAAATAATTTTGATTATCGTGTAGATACTCCAAAGTTTTTTCTTTTAAATCTAATGAAATTTCGTCACAAATATTTTTAATATTTTCGTGAAGATTAATAGATCTTCTCGATTGAGGATTATATTCTTTCACATTGAAGAATCTTTGAACAATAATGTTACCACTTAGGGTTAACAAAAATTCCATTTTGGTTGAGTCGTTATTCGAGTTCATTGTTTTTAAATTTTATTACTCTTTTATTTTTTTCCTTACGAGTTAGTCGCAAGAAAGGGTTTAGGAAATTTATCCACGCGTCATCCGATTTCGGTAAAACGGTAAATATTCCGTCCTCCATCATCATCTTCATGGTATTCTTATAAGATCTCCCTTCGGGATCTAATTCTTCATGTATTAGTGCGGTGATTGTTTCCCTCGCCTCATCGGTAAGAAACGGTTGGTCTAAGCTGACAATGCTTTCATTAAGAGTAAAAAATTCTTCTCCGAGAACACCGTATTTGGTAACTCCCGTAAGTAAGTTTTTAACTGTGGTGTTGTTCTTATCTTCCTCAAACAATTTGTTTGATTTTTCGATAATATCATTAATTGTTATAGGTCTTTCTTTAACTTCAGGGAATAAGGTAATGAATTTTTTTATACCCATGTTTTTAATCCCCGCAATATTATCGGACCTATCCCCACAAATCATTTTAACGATTTTAACGTTCTGTATGTGGATTTCTTGGTGTTCATACATGATCATATCATTTTGACCATAAAGTTTCCTGTGTGAAGGGTTATATACCTTCGTAGTATTGGAAACTAGTTGTGTTAAATCACCATCTGAAGAATATACGATAGTGTTTTCTAAAGTATTTTGTGAGTAGTATGCAACACAATCGTCGGTTTCACAAAATTCAAACTCACCTTGTCTCACGTATAACTCTTCCAAATATTGTTGTACCCTCTTTCTTTGTCTACCATAAGATTGTTTTTCATTATCAGATCTAACTCTCTCCCGACGATTTTCTTTGTACTGATAGTACATTTTCTTTCTCGTGGCAGATCCGTCTATACCATCCCAAAAAACAACAATCTTATCTAATTTATAGTATTCAAAAGACTTCCTTAAAGTGTTCATAAAATGGTAGATACCACCTATGTGTTCACCCTTATAGAAATAGTTTTTTAATCCAAAAAAACCAATAGTAAGTAAGTTATCTCCATCTACTAATAAAACTGACATTTAAATACCTTTATGAGGTTCAACATTCTATTCTTCGTCCTTGTATAAAGGAATACCCTCTTTAATATCGAAATCACCACCTTCTCCAAGTTGATTGTTCCAATATTCAGCGTATTCGTTTTTGTATTGTTCTAGTGACTTTTTCTCTTCCGCAGCATCTTTCCCTTTTAAGAAACCGTGTGCGGTTACAATAATTTTTCCATCCTCATAACCCAAACCATTTACGTGGTTCTTCATGATAGATACTTTTGATTTGGTTGCAAACTTTACCTTTCTTCCACCTTTAACGGCCGATAAAGGGTTAGTTCCTGCATTTTTTTGATTACCAAATCGAAAAACTAATGTTGAGTTTAACCAAACAGATTCTCCACCCTTAGCCTTAATTTTAGGTTGTCCAAATGGATTATCCGGTAATTCCACCCATGGTTGGTTAACAATTACCAAAGTATTTGTAAAAGTAGAATCAACTCTTCTTGAACCTGATATTCTTTGGTTTAATCCCATACCAATCTTATCAGATAATACAGATGCGTTGTGCTGTTTACCTCCTTTACCGTCAAAAGTCATCTTACACGGTACAGAACCTACAGAATCCCATAGTAATAGTAAATCGTATTCTAACTCACCTTTCTTTTGTGCGTCTAACAGTTCGTTAATATAGTCGGTGATTTGTTCAATGTACTCAAATTGGTTATTGAATAAAAAGAATCCTTCATACTCAATTTCTCCCGTCTCTTCGTCCACAATTTCATCAACTTCCAACCCCATTAATTTTGCGTGTGGAAAGTCCCATTTTTGTTCGGTGATTATAAAAACAGGTAGTATACCTTTTTTTTGTGCATCAACTGCTGTTTTTACCAATGCGGTTGTTTTACCTGTATCTGAATGACCTAAGAACATGTTTATGTGTCCCATTGCAGGACCCGGTAAACCGGCCGCGTCTAAAAATGCATCCCCTAAGTCAAAAAAACGATCTGATTTGAACTTCGCTTGTTTAGAGAACTTACTTTTTATCTCCGCGAAACTTTTTTTCTTTATTGCCATTGTGTATGTTTTTTAATAAAAAGGGTCCCCATCCCCAGGGCCGACAAAGTCGGACAGTCTCCACCAGATGTTTCCATCAATTTTTTTTGGGGTGAGGACCCATGTTTAATTCTTAGAACGGTAGATCATCGTCAGACTCTTGTGAAGATTGTGGGTCCTCAACAGGAACATTCGCTTTAAAAGATGATGAGCTATTACCTCCGAAATCACTTTCTGATTCTGATTTAGAAACATATTTCTTTGTTTCAGAATCCCATACAGGTACTTCACCCAACGCAACCATTTCTAAATATTCAAGAGGTTTAACTGAATAAACATCTCTCCATGTTGTGTCGTCATTTGCCCAACCATTTGAAACTTCAGGGTCGGTATGAAGTGGAGTTTTATCATCTTGAATGATTGAGTTGATGGTAGTGTATTCTCTACCATTTGGTGCCTTGTTTAAAGTTAAGGATAAGATTAAGTCTCTC